CGCCGCAGTCTGACTGCTTGCGGTATAGTCCGCCGTCATGGTCCTCAGGCTCCCTGCCGATGCCATGGTCTTGTTGATGCCGTCAATATACGCCTGCGCCGTTTCAACGCCCTTTTCATAGGCGTTTTCTGGCATATCGCCGTATATCTTTTCAATGCCCTCCTTGGCCTGCTTGTCAGCCTCTGCCAGGTCGTCGGCGACCTCGCCCTTTGCAGCTTCCGACGCCTCAGCGAGGTAAGCGTCAACGTCCTTGTAGTATTTCTTGCGCTGGCTTTCACCCATTTTCAGCAGTTCGGATATATAGCCCTGCCGCTCCCCACTGTCGTAGGAAAGTGACATCACCTGCTCCATAAGGTCGTCCGAGATACCCGTTTTCCTGAGCTTTTCCAGGTCCTCACGATACTTTTTCAGTTCCTTGCGCTGTTTCTCGAAGTCGGACAGGATATAACGCTTGTTGCCCGATGTGTCCGTTACCGTCTCGTCAATGAGCTTGGCAGATGAGATTATCTTCTTTCTTGCCGCTTCATAGGCTTTCGTAACGTTCTCATAGTTCTTGGTTATCTTGTCGCTTATCTCCTTGGAGGATTTTTCCCAGGCGCTCATATTTTCTTTGCGTATCTTCCTGTCATAGTCAGCTATCTTGTCGGACGCATATTTGGAAATGTCTATCTCCTTTTGAGCAAGGTCGGCAGTCATTTCCTCATACTTCTTGTTAAATTCTTCCCGTGTTATCTCCTCATCAGTGAGCTGCTTCAAAAGGTCGTCAAAGTCCTTTTTTGCCTCAGAGGTCTGTGTCTTTTTCTCCTCTTTCTGCTTCTTTTCCGCCTGCTCACGGGCTTTCTTTTCTGTTTCGGCCAGCTTGTCATAGTGCTCTGTTACTTTATCGTAATACTTCCACCATTCCTCGCTTTCTTTGTCCTGATGAGCCTCCAGGTAGGCTTTACGCTGCGCCCAGTATTGGGTATCATCTATCTTGTGGGTGGCAAGTTGGTCGTCAAGTTCGTCCATCTTTGCTTTTGTGGTCGCACGGATATGCTCCCATGCACTCGCCAAAGCTTCCTCACCGCTTTTGACGGAATTTGCGGCAGCCTCGCTTACCTCGCCCATGTGCTTTACACTGTTATCCGTCGCCTCGTCAATGGTCTCGCTGTATGCCCTGACAATATCATTAGCAGCGTAATAGTCGCTGTACAGCGAACCCAGCTGGTCGGATATCTCATCAAAGGATCCCGCATTTCCCACCGCATTGCCCGACTGGTCAAAATAGTAAAGCTCATTGCCCCTCAGGTCGTTTGTGCCGTAATATTCACGGTTCTTTGCGATGAGACTTTCCAGCGTATCTATCTGAGACTTGTAGCTCTGCGCCCTTGCCTTGGCATCTTCTATATTCTGTCCTGCTTCCTGCGCTGCCAGCTCAATGGATTCGGCTTTCAGCCTGTTATATTCCTCCAGGGTCTCGTTAAGCTTCTTATATTCATCGTCAAGAGCATTTACCTCTTCGGAGTGTTCTCCCAGACGGTCGGCAGCATTATCAATGGCAGTTTTGAGCGCCATTGCAGTGGTAATGGTCACAGCGGCAACAGCGACCCAGCCGCTGAGCGACATCGACATAGCATCAACACCGCCAACAGCCGTGTTTGCAGCGTCACCAATGCCGTTAATGGCAGATATGATCTCCTTGGAGCCGTCAATGACCTTGCTCATTCTCTCAGCGCCGAGAGAAAGTTCAAGAGCCGCAAAAATCCCCAGCAGAGTTTCTTTGTTGTCGATAATAAATTCGACTGTACCTACAACATCTTCCGAGAACTCTTTAAGTCCTCCGCTCTCTATCCAGTTCTTAGCCTTTTCGAGCCCCTCATCAAGCAGAGGCTTTATTTCCTCCATGGTGTCAACGAGAGCCTCTTTTATTTCGTCAACGTTGTCATTGAGGACGGTAAGCCCGCCCTGTGCAAAATCATCAAGAGGCTGCGCTATCTCAACAAGAGCGTTTTCCCAGGAAGCTTTGAGCTTGTTTAGAGAGCCTTCGATGGTGGTTTCCGCCTCTCTTGCCGTAGTGCCTGTTATACCAAGATTTGTTTGTATCACATGGATAGCTTCTATCATTTTGTCAAACGGAATATCCTTGACATTATTAGCTGTAGCTACTATCTGACCATTGAGTACGCCCGAATCATTGATAAGTCGTGCCATTTCCGCCTGAGTACCACCATATCCGAGCTTTAAATTGTCCAAAAGGGAATAGTTTTGCTTTGCAAACCCTTGATACGCACTCTGCACAGAACTCATATCAGTACCCATTTTATTGGCATTATCAGCCATATCAATTATAGCTTGATCCGCAATCTCTGCTGCCTTTTGGGTATCACCTTCAAGTCCTTGCAAAAGTGTTGCTGCAAAGCTTGTAACCGTCTCCATGTAATCATTTGCGGATAACCCCGCAGTTTTAAAAGCATTTTGAGCATTCTTTAATACTACTTCTTCCGACCCGGAAAATATAGTTTCAACGCCACCAACAAGCTGCTCATATTGAGAATATGCGTTAATGGCTTCACTTGAAATCTCTTTAAGTGCTCCTGTTACTTTTTCTGCACCCTTAACAATAACATCCGAAATAACATTCGCTTTTATAATATCTTCAAGTGTAACAGCCTTTTGAGTAGTCTCTTCAGTTGCTTTTCCAAGATTTTTCTGCTCTTCTGTAAGCTTTTTAAGCGCCGATTCAGCAGAAACAATTTCACGCTGATATTCACGGTAATAGCTGTCGGATATCTTACCCGCCTCAAGGGCAGCATTCATCGCTTCCTGCTGTTTTTTTAGCTCTGCCAACTTCTTTTCCGCCTGCTCTGCGGACTGTTTCATTACGTCCATTTTCTGCGCCGCAAGCGTAACATTGTTTGGGTCAAGCTTTAGCTCACGGTTTATCTCCCTGAGTTCACTGTTGAGCTTCTGAGAAGCACTGTTTATATCTTTCAGCGCCTCGTTGAGAGCCGAGTAGTCCGCACTTATTTCCGCCGTAAAACCGAATTTTTTTGCCATATTCCCTCCGAAAATAAAAGGACAGCCGCCGAACTGGTTGACTGTCCTTTCCCGGCGTGCGCCGCTCTTAGTTTTTATGTTTCCGAACCGGGTGTGTAAACAGCATTACCGGGCTCATGCTCGGATATTTTGTACAGCACACCCGTTGTATCAATAGCCTGCGCCGCAAAATTGCAGGCAAGGGGCGTTACAGCACTGGGCTGGAACCCGATCGTAAGACCCGTGATGTTTTTCGCCAGACTGTAAACGCAGATATCACCGAACTCGGTGTCGGGGTGTACAAACAGGATATCGTATTCGCTGTCGTCCTTGTTTGCAATACCGCCCATGTTGGTAAGGGCTATCTTTTTTGTCGTGTTTGCGGCAGTCTTGGAAAGCGGATTGACCTTTGCGATGGTCGCCGCATTGGCGTTAAAAAGCGAAAAGGCAGCATTTGCGTCCTCAGACTGCAGGTCGTTGACCTTAAGGCGGCCCATATCGTCCTGATCCTGGAGCGCCGTAATGTTCTCGTTGAATGTGATGCCGTTTTTCAGATATCCCAGCTCGTTTTCAGCAGTAGCCAGAGCACGCACAAATGTGTCGATAGCCGTTGCCTCTTCATCGGTCATGCTTGTCATATCGGCAACAGCGGGATATGTGGCCGATGCTGTGTGCTTTCGGCAGAATATGTAACCGGAGCCTTTGAAAACTCTGTTGTTCATAGAAGATGCCATTTTATTCTCTCCTCTCAGATGCTGAACTCTATCGCCGTCAGGTACAGCCTGCCGATGTCGCTGAGTCCCTCTTCTTCGTTAAATTCGCCTGCAGGTATCTCGTTGTATATAAGGTCCTGCAGCTCGTCCCTTAAAGGATCCTTCTTGTACTTGGTGTACAGCTCTATCCTGTAAGTCTGTTCCCTGCTGAAAATTCTTCCCATATCAGCAGCTTCGATCCTTGCAGCCGGCGTTAAAACCAGACAATAGGGCGGATTTATCTCAGCAGGGAACTCCTCCGCCGCTGAGATGCCGAGCCGTTCTTTTATCAGTTCAACGATTGCCTCTGCGCTGATATCGTACATCAGGTACCACCCTTACTGTCGTCTGTGCCGCCCGATGCAGATGTATCGGTCTCTGCGGTTTCCGCCAGTGTGGTAACGCTGTAGTGGAGCGCCGCAAGCTTGGAAATGTCAAGGGTGATAAACGCATTGTTGTCCAGAGGCATTCCGTTGCCGTAAAGCCTGATAGCATAAACACGGTTATCCTGCATAAACTGTACGCTGTCATCGTACTCGATTTTGCCGCCCTTGGAAGTACCCAGCGCAAAGAAATAACGCTTGCCGATACCCAGATAAGCCTTGCCCTGAGGGCATTCCGGGGACTGTACGATCTTTGTGGGTACGGGGAGCACGTTGTTGATGTATCTGCCGTCGGGGGACATGATAGTGGTGGCAGGCATGATTATCTTGAGATAATCCACGGGATTGACCACCATGATAAGGTCACTGACAGTTCTATCCAGACCCGATTCACTGTTTGTTGCCAGCTTTGAGCAAAGCTCTCCGTAGGTCGCAGGGGAGAAGTCAGGCACCTTGATAGCTTCCTTTTCGGAATACACTCCTGCAGTGATAACGGCATTTTTGCCTACTACACGATTGATGCCTACAGGCTCGTCCTTGCCTGTGCCGCATATGATAGCCTTTTCCATGCCGAAAGCCAGCGCCTCGGAAAGGATAGTGCGCACATACTTGTCCAGCCATGCGGGACCCAGGTCGAGCATAGCCTTTGAAACGGGGATAAATGCCTGGAGCTTGTACATGCCTGTGTCGATCTCGTCAATGCTGCCCTCCAGCTCAGTCTTAAAAGCACCTGTGAGAGGACCCCAGACCGCAAGCTGAATGCCGCCCTTGTTGACGATCATCTTGACCTTGCCGTTTGTGTTGATAAATCCGATAGCATCGAGGATAGGGTGCTGCTGCACCAGATCATCGAATACACTGTCGATAGTGGTCTCAGGCATTGCAATTTCGATGCTGCTCAGTGCCTGTCTGTAGTCGTCCGATCTCAGCGCTGCGATCACCTTTTCCCAGTATTTGGTCTCGGTGGAAGTGAGCTGACGTACACCACGTGCCGCAAGAATGTTGGAATCTGCGACCGCTCCCACTGCAGCTGCCTGTGCCTCGCTGATAACAGCCTGCTGGATCGCCTCGCAGAACTCAGCCATAGCCTGTGCCGCCTGCGCCTCGTCGCCCGACTCCATAGCCTGCTGAAGCTTTTTAGTCATCTGTTCACGCTCTGCCTTTGTAAGGTCGGCAGACTGCGAACCCTGTGTCATATTGCTTGGCATATGTATTTCCTCCTTTTGTTGTTTTCTTTCTTTCGTTTCGGTAATTTCAGTGTAGCACAAAAAAACGCCTGCGCTTTAACAGTTTTCAGAGGGGCATAAAAAACATCACTTTATCACGTCTGCCATGCCACGCACAGCAGCCATTACAGCCGAGCGGGTGCGCTTCTTCTTTTCTCTTGCCTCAGCTTCCTCAGATGCGGAGGAAGCCCCCTTGTCATCTCCCGACTGCTCCAGCGCTTCAATGCGCTTTTTCAGCATGGATATTTCGGCCATTATCTTTCCTGCCTGCTCCACGCCACCCATCATGCACGCAATTCTTGCCGCCTGCATGGGGCCGCCACCCTCTTCGTCTTCCTCTGCCTCGCCTATCCTGTCGCACAGTCCATATTCCAGGCACTGAGCCGCAGTGAGCCAGCTCTCAGCGTCCATAAATGCCGTAAGCTGTTCCTCGGTGATCTTGCCCTTAGAGTGTTCCAGGTATGCCGTCTTGCTGGCGCTTGTTATAACGTCCAGGTCGTCCGCTTCCTTCCTCAGCTCCTTGGCATTCCCTGAGGTGTATTCTATCCAGGCGTCATGTATCATCATCAGTCCCGCATTCTGCATGACGACCTCATCGGCCGCCATAGCAATGACTGTGGCAATGCTTGCCGCCATGCCGTCGATATATGCAACCTTTCTGGGACAGCCAAAGGACTTGATCTGACTGTAAATGCCCAGCCCCACCTTTACGCTGCCGCCCGAGCTGGAAATGTGGATATCAAGCTCTTCCACCGCTCCCATTTCCGCCAGGCGGTCACGGATAAACGCCTCAGATGTTTCCGAGACTATCTTCTCACCGTTCCACCAGTCGTACCCGTCATTCTGTACCGTGTCGTAGATGTACAGTACACCCTTCTTCTTGTCCTCAGCCATCTGTAAAACACGGCTGTCAATCCTCATTCTTGCCTTGCCCATCGTTATTATCCTCCTTATCGCTTGCGCCTGAGCCTGTGACCGCCTCATAATTCTTGGTCATTACGTATTCGTCAGCCCACGGCTCGTTTATTTTCGGCTCGCCTATCTTTCGGCGTATCTCATTGGTGTTATAGATGCGGGCAGATATCAGCTTGTCCAGATCTCCCGCAATGCTCAGAGCGTCCACGTGCTTTATCGCCGTTGTGTCCGCCTCTATGCAGCTGCCTTCCAGTACCCTTTTGCCGTACCTGACCGCATTCATTGCCTCCGTTATCATGTCCAGCAATGGGTCAATACAGAACGTCAGCAGATTATCCACCGCCGTTTTGGTGTCTGCCACCTCGCCCAGTATCAGGGCAGGCGGTATCTTGTAGCTTTGCGCCACCACCTTTACCGCCTGATTCAGCAGTGACGTGATGTCATTAACGATAGATGTTTTCTGCCCGGAATTGTTGGTAAACGGCGTGTATTTCATGCCCGCATATATGGGCATTACCGCAGACTTTGCGGAAAAGTATGCCGCAAAATCCTCTTCCAACGCCTTGTTGACCGCATCGTTGTATTTCTCGTCACCCATCATGTCGGAGTCATATTCAAACGTTCCCTTTTCGCCGCCCTCAAGCTTGTACTTGTCCGCCGCCTCCGAAAGCGTGTTGTTGAGCAGCGACGTGATGTCAGACGTAATGTTTGACGGCGTTATCCCCTCAGGCAGGGATAAATATATTGCCGTCTCGCTGGTGTAGCTTCGGTTTGCCACCCAGTCACCCTTGCTGATGTTCGTAAACACCGAGGGCTTTACCGCATATTCCTGCTTGGTAAATCCGTCAGCCACTATCATCTTGTCGCCAAATGGCACGATGAGCACCTCAGTGTCATCATACAGCTTGTATATAACTTCCCGCCAAAACTCCGTTGATGTCTGGTTGGGATTGGGCGATACGTTCCAGATGTAATATTCGTCTCCCTTGGTCTCCTGACCTCGAAGAAATGTGCGGAACTCACACTTTCCCACCGCAGATGCTATGTAGTCCTTGCACATATACTGCGCCAACCGCTGGAGCTGTACTGCCTGCTCCGCAGGAACATACACACTGCTTCCCGATACTACGATCTCCTTCCTTTGCGGGTCGGCTGTCTTTGTCTTGAAAATGCTTCCGAGAAAATCAGCTAATCCCATTTTAACCCTCCTTTCCGTTTATATCCTTGTATCTGCGTCCCAGTCCGAAAGCGACAGAACAGCCACAGGCGGCAGAGCCGAGCTTATCTCCTGTACGCTTTCCACACGGTACCGCCGCCCCGATATCTCGGCGCAGCGTATCTTTCCGTATGCTCCCGCTCCCGTCAGCGGAACGCATATCAGCCTGCTGTATTCCGACTGTACCTGCATAGCGTCCATAATGCGCTTGTAGGTCATGTTCCGCTCCCCGAAGTATCTTTTCAGCTTCCGCCCCCCGTCAGGCTCCCCGACATTTGTCAGCGGATACAGGTACACTATGCCGTCGGCAAAGTATTCTGTTTTGATGCTGTTTTCTATCTTCCTCATTCCCCGTCTGCCTCCACCGCCAGAACACCTGCGATCGCCCTGTTTCTCAGCTCAATAAGCCTGCTGCGGTATGCGGACGAAAATTTTTCAATGCAGTCCGACCGCTGGTAAAAGCAGTAATTATACAGCAGGTCACGTGCAAGGTCGTCATTTTCGTAGTCAATGTTCTTCCCGCAAGCTATAAGGTTCAGGAACGACGTGCCCGATGCGATATAGTCCTTCATGTTGGCACGTTCCCCTGCGTCCGACATTATGTCCTCGGGCAGCCTCATGCGCCTGAAAAATCCGTCAGCAAGCTTTTCAACAGTTTTATCTGTCATATATCCGCCTCCAATCGTAATGTTCGGCTTGTTACTTGTACAACAGCCGCTTTATTTCTTCCACTGCTTTTTCCCTGTATTTTTCCTGGATCTCCGCAACCATAGGATTTCCCTTGAAGCTGCCGCCGTGGGGCATCTTATGGCCAAATTCAAGCAGATGTACAAGCCTGTACTCTTCACCCTTCTGGTATGCCGTGGCTGTGATCTTTCCGCCGGTGCCCTTCTTCTTGTCGCTGAATCTGACCTTCCAGCCACGCTTGTATGCCCCGGAGCTTTTTCTGCTGTATCGGTATGTTTTCCCTTTGTATTTTTTCAGATAATACTTTCCGTCAGGCGACTTTTCTTCAAGCTCCGCCTGCATCTCACGACCCAGCCGCCTGATTATCATTTCTATCTCGCCCTGTATCTCTGCGCTAAATGTTATGTACGCACCCACAAGGTCTATCTCAACGTTTCCGTCATCTGACATTGTAAGCCCGGTCCTTCCCCAGCTGTTTGTCATTGCATAACCTCCTGTGGTAATTGCCCGTAAGAAACGCCTGCCTGTCATATTCGGCAAACATTTCCACATAGGCGTTGTTCAGGTATTCTATGCCCCGCTCTGTGCCGCTTAGGTTGAACTTCACCGCATCTGCCCTCAGCAGGCAGTAAACAAGGAAATTCAGCTCCTGCACCTCGGTCATTTTCAGCCCCGAGTAATCACACACCAGCTTTTCCGCAGTGGTGTGCGGCGGCAGGTCGCAGGGTGGAAGAATGCTCTCCATCGGGATACTGCTTTCGGGTATCTTCAGGTATTCGCCGTATTTCTCTGTGAGCTTTACTATCTCTTCCAGATATCTCATCGTTAGCCTTGCAAGCTCTGCCGTAGGCAGGGGCTTGCATTTTCCGATGATGTGCCGCCTTATGATTTTTCCGGCAAGCTTTGTGTCGGCGCTGTCGCCTGTAAGCTGTTCAAATTCCGTCTTGCTGCATATCCCTATCTGTATTTTACCGCATATAGACGGCAGCGTAATAACAGTTTTTTCAAAATAGCCTATCGGGTCTGTCATTTTTCCTCTTCCTCCCTGACGTATTTGGGGCAGTATGATATGCGAAAACTGCACAGGGGTCTGTTCCCGTACCGCTTTGCAGAGCTTTTCACAGTGGGTACAGCCTTCCAGCCCTTAACAGGGATAAGCTTGTCTGCCCATTCGCAGCCTCTCCCCGGAAGGGAGCGCATACAGGTCCAGCATGGTTGTTCGGCCATACAGTCTCCTCCTTATCTGTAGATCTTTACCCTTGGCAGTATAATGCCGCCTGTGGGCTTTTTATCATACTTTTCCAGCAACGGCGCCAGTGTCATTCCCGCAAACAGTGCCATCGCTCCGTCGGTCTTCCTGGTCTTTGCCTCTATCTTCTCAAATGCCACATTTCCGTGACCGTCAACGGTCCTTTTCACGTTGTTAAGATACCAGCGCATTATCATGCTGTCGCCGCAGTAAAACTTCTGGTTCCCCAGCCCCGACGTGATGTCAGGCGCCGCCTTCGTAAGGTCGGACGGTCTTGTAAAATATACACGTCCCGGCTCCTCGCCGTATTTGTTTGATGCTTTTCTCGCTTCACCGGGCATATTCAGTATCGCTTCCGATGCACGCCTCAGATACGCAAACCTAAAGTTATCGGCCGCTCCCGCAATTATCCTCTGTCCCCGGGTCTGCTCCCTGACCCAGAGCAGAGGAAGCTCTGCGGGAATGCTCTCGCCCGCTACCATTTCCGCCTCCCTACGTCTGACTGCGTCCATGTACGGGAAATTCATTCGGTGCAGGTCTCTGCTCTGCTCGCATATCCACGTGTGCTGTCTGACGTAATAAATGCCGTCTATCAGGTTGATGATGACCGCAGACATAAAGTCATCGACCAGGCTGTAGTCAACTGCAAAAACGCACGGCCGCCTCATTACCTCGGGTATTTCCTCAGGCATCATTCCACGGCAGCAGCCCTGTATGTTCTCCCAGCTCGTCACCGCTCCCTCACGCACACCGTCAGGACAGTTGCAGCGCTTGACCGCAAACGCCCTCTTGCTTATGGGGTCACGCTTGTAGTCCTCCCAGTCCTTGCGCATCTGCTCTTTCAGTATGGGAAACTCGTCAAGTGACGGCACCGCCATTATCCAGTTGTCCGGGTCGTTTATCTCCTCCAGCTTCAGGTGACACATAAACGGCAGAAAACCGTTGTCGGGTATCTCGCCCCTGAGAATGGCTCTCGCCTTTTCTTTCATGCGGTCAAGAGGACCGTCACGAACATCTCCGTCAGTGGTGGTGTATAGCTTTCGGGGGTCAGCAACCTTTCCGAGACCGCCCTCAGCTACGTCCAGCAGCGCCGAGTTTTCCAGTACGTGTATCTCGTCAAAGCAGACCATTCCGGGGCGGCCGCCGTCTTTAGTCCTGGGCGCAGATGTGTGATACGTCCAGGAGCTGTGGGTCTTGGTGCACTCAATGACCTCCATGTTCCAGCGAAAAAATCTGCTCATTTTCTTCTCATTTTCCATCAGCACATCGTTCCGCACTTCCTCAAAGCTGGTTTTGGCATTATCCTCCGCCGCTGCAAAGGCCTGCACGTTGTATCCACGTATCCCGTTTATGGGGGAAAGCAGAGCCGTACACTCAAAGCTCGTGTATCCGTTCTTTCCGCTGCCTCTGCCCATGTAGCCAAACGCATCGGGGAAGCGAGGCATTCCGTCACGGCGGTATGTACAGCAGTGCAGCACGAACATAAACCGCTCCCAGTCAAACAAACCGTAAAGGAAATATTTTTCCAGTCCAAAATACCTGTCAACCTTAATCTCGTCAATGTAGATATCTTCAGTTTCAAATATCCGCTTTACCATTCTGCACAGCTGCTTCTGCTCCTCGCAGCTGCGTATCTCCTCGTTCAGTATTTTTTCTATATACCGATTGACATATTTCAGTCTTCTCCCCTCCTTTCCTTGTCCTTCCGTCTGCTAAAACGTCACCGCCGCCGCAAGCCAGTAAATGACCTTTCGCCAGTCCCTTTTCTGCAAATACATAACGGCCGCTACAACATCAAGCAGGATCAGCACCGCAGGAAAAAACTTCGGCGGCCCGATAATTTTCATAACGATATCCTTCAAATGCCTTACCTCACTTTCTCCCGTACTGCCTCATGCGCCTTTTGACGTGCTTGCGGCGCCTGATGCAGTATTCTGCATAAACACTGATATCGGGTGCAGGCTCTTTGAAAATACAATCTGCATACCTGTAGTCCCACAACATTCTCATACCTTCCTTTCGTTTGCCGCCTTTATCCTCATGTACCTGCTTGCCGAGGAGCGTATAGCCTCCTTGCTGCGCCCCATTTCCGCTCCCACCTGCGCCCACGTCAGCCCCGAGCGGTGAAGCTCTACGGCACGTTCAAGCTCGGCAGTGGAATAGGGCATATGGCGCTGACCGCTTTTCTCGGCTATCTCTGTTATCTTTACACGCTGACCGCAGTGCATGCAGAATTTTGATGCCAGGGGTATCTTCCCGCCGCAGGCAGGGCACCGGGCATTCCTGCCGACCCTGACCGTCTCCCTTTCAGCAGCCCTGCCGATAAGTGCAGTCATACACGCCAGCTTGTCTCCCGGTATATCCCTCCTGCTCTCCAGCCATACCCTGCACGACCTGAGCATACTCGGTCTTGTTTCACTCATCGCTCTTGCCTCCGTCCATCTTCGCCCCACAGTTGGGGCAATATCGGTAAGACTGCCTAAATGCGTCAAACAACATTTTATTGCTTTCACCCTCAAAAGTGACCTCAAAGCATTCTCCGCATACATCGCATTCGGCTGTAGTGTAATTTCCGTAAAAATTCAACCATTTGCCATGCTTCACGGGTGTATCTCCCGCAGCCATCACACACGCAATAGCCGCAATTACCGTTATACCGATGATAAAACCTATCAGTAATCCGCCCAGAAACATCATTCCTCACCGCCTTTTATCGTTCTGAGCAACTCCATAAGCATTGTCCTTCGGTCACCGTAATTCATTCTGCGTTCCTCAGCCTTCGCCTTTTCGATATCCACTTTGCGGATTTCACGATTGCAGTTCGCAATCTCACTGTTTATAGCATCAGCAATGATTTTATTCTGCTTGACTGCCTCAGCCGCAGCCTGCAGCGCTTCTGCGTCCTGGTGGAATATTTCATCATCGCCGTCATCGGTAAAATGACCCTCAGCTTCGGTTTTCAGGTCGCCGAGATGTTGTAAGATTTCTTCTGTTTTCACGAATTTTCACCTCCGTCCATTTGCCGCCGCATTCAGCAATTCGGGATTATCGTGAATGTTGCCGATGACTTCTGCCGCAAATTCATCTGTTTTACCTATTGCAGCACATCTCAAAATAGATGAATTTACCCAAGCGGTAGGATTTGGGGCGTTGACATAGCGCACACCAAAGCTTGAAATTTCATCAATCCAAACAATCACACCAATCATTGTAGCAGAATATGCAGTGCCCTTAACGATATCCCCCTCGAAAATCATTACACCGTTCTTGTCGGTATGCCCTGTGTACTGTCCCACTGTTTCAGGGATAACAGCGAAAATACAGCTTTCGGATAAATCGTGAATATTTCCCCCAAGATTTACATATGAAACAATAGCACAAATGCCCGATTCAACATCTTGCAACAAATCACCGCATATCCATTCGCCGTTATCCTTTCGCTTGCCCCTGAACAAAATTTCACGTTCCATTGTTTTCACCTCCGTCCATCTTTGCCCCGCAGTTTCCACAATAGTTCAGAAATTCGCCTAACAGCTTTCCACACTCTGAACAGTAAGGGCCTTTGGATAAATATCTTTCGTCTATTATGGCAATATGCTTACAGGGCATTTGCTGCTCGATGTAAACGGATTTAATTTCCTGCAGGCATTTTCTCCTCCTGATACCGCCTTTGTGATATTCTTTCCACACGATATGCCCGTGCTTCACTGGCGCAACGTCTGCGGCAGGAAGTTTGTATATAGCGCTACCAACAACATCAACAGCGCCGCTGTGAGAACCGAGTGTACCGCCGTGCGTACAGCCGTAATCATCAATTATTTTCATAACAGTTTCACGCTCTATGTATTCAGCCATTGTCAGTCCTCCTCACTCTGCAAAACGCCCACACCGGGCAACAACCTTTCGGACAATTTTTGCCTATATCCAGCCACCAGGCGTTACGTGGTTTGGCGCAGGGGTCATCAGGGTCAGTCCCAAATCCAAAACGGACGTATCCGTCAAACACAGTTACTTTTTCCTCGCCCAATTCACGCTTAGCGATTTCAATGGCTTCTTGTTCGGTGTAGCGTTCCTTGCTCACAGCAACGGGATAATCTCCCGTAAATGCGTCAAAATCAAATTTACTCATGGTCACGCCTCCGTTCCGTTTCCTTTTTTTTCATAATTTCCAGACTATCGCCACAAATGATATTTCTTTCAATTATCAGCTCCGCAAGTATCAAATACCCAACAGTGGCTTGGGGAAAAGCTTTTATAAACATATCAAACAGCCGCTGCCTGCTCTCTTCCACATTATCAGGCAAAATGTCAATGCCGTAAATGCTGCTGAGCGCCACAAGCCCCTCAGGTTCGCATTTGCATCTTGTGAGCTTTCGCTCAAAGATTTCTGCAAGAAAATTTCCGCTTCCGCAGGCAGGCTCCAGAAATCGACGTTCAATATTATCCCATAGTGTCTCGGGAATAAGGTCACACATATCCTTAACAATATTCGCAGGAGTATATACTTCTGCGAATTTCTGCACTCTTTCTTTAGATTTTATCAACTTTTCAGCCATCGTAATCTTCTCCAACCGGACTTCCAAAATAGCCTGTCCAGAATTCAATGTTAGTTTTTCCGAACCTCATTGCTCCTCCATCAATAGCTGTGATGAATGCGGCTCTTTCATGCTGATTGAGCCACTCTGCCAGCTCTCGGTCAGACATCTGTCTGATTTCATCACCTTTTGTGAGTTTCTTCGTAATTCTCCTTGCCATAAAACACGTCCTCCTCAAACGCCTATGATCTGCGACGCAGTCATATCCGCCACGTGCGTATATAACACATTGGGATATTTCTTTACAGCCGCACTGTAATACTTCCAGTTCTCTCTGTCGTCAAAGGCTCCCATATGCCATCTGATGCACATGATTTCTTCCTGCGTCAGTGTGCCTAAAATATGCTGTGCGATAATTACGGACTTTTCTCCATGTCCTGGTAAAAGCATATCAGTGTTGTACACCCACTTGCCCTCGGTTTCACACACCACGCTTCCGTCAGCCGCCTTTTCCCGAACAATTTCACGACTGTAGTCGTCAGTCTTGCATATGTCATGAAACATTCCGACAATGTAAATGCTGTCACGTCTCCCCCACCTCAGACCGAGCTTTTCCGTAAGGTTCAGCAACTCCAGCGTTACCGCCTTGGAATGTTCATACAAACCGCCCGTAACGTTTCCGTGATATCTGATTGATGCAGGCGCAGAAAAATATCCCAGCTCCTCGAGACGTCCCGCTATTACATCAGCGTCCCATATATGACCTCCGACAAATTCAACGAAATCCTCTATTCTGTTCATTTCTTTTTATCCTTCCTTTCCGCATCGCCCGAAGCTATAACGCAGGCAGCAACTCCGATCAGTACCGCTGCCATAGAACACCCGATAAGGAAGCCCGCCACAAACATCATCATACGCCATTGCCCCCCTGCCTGCCTCTGCCCGTCCTGCTGCGGGAACTGCGGAATGTCTCAGGCTCATTGTCATTGACAGAGACCGCTCCCACCGTATCCTCAAAGCCTGCATATCTCACGCAGTCAAAATTGATAAACAGCTTGTCACCCGTGCCCATCTCCATGACAAGCACATTCCCGGAAGCGTCAACGCCCATCATAGCACAGCCCTTGACCTCCGCACTGTCACCGTCACGGAACTTGATTATCGCCGTATGTGTATTTTCCATATGTACCTCCCAATAGCATTATTGCCTTTTCTTCCTGTTTCTTCTCTCGATGCACCTTGCCACGTGCTCGGAGTAGCCTTGAAGTGCAAGCCTCTCTTTCAGATGCGCATTGCGCTTCTCCGCATTGCTTTTCAGATATTCTCTGTATTCTTCACACTGAGCGTGACAGGACTGAGACCGCCTGCCGCACCCGAAGCAGCAGCATGCGCCGCTCCCTTTGTTACCAACTGCCATATTTCCCTCCATCACAGCTCTTCGTCCTCGTCAACGGGAACGTCGAGCTTGTAGTCCTTGATAAATTTGCTCATCTGCTTGTTCATGTTCTGCAATATCTGCACCGACGGATTGACCCGCTCACACGGCATACCGTTCCGCTGGTCAACTATCGTCAGCACAACGCCCCTCTTTGAGATGTCAGCCCTTGCCTTTTCCCTCACCCGCCACATATCCATGTATCCATCTACCAAATCAATGATATATGCCATCGGCTTATTGCCCGCCGCCTGCATCTGCTCGATCAAAGATGTCCTGATGTCAGCCGCTTTTTGCCTCGCACCTCGTGCCATTGATTTTCCTCCTTTTTCCCCTGTACTACTTTAAGGGCGCGCATGTGTGGGAACTGTTTTTCTCCTCCGCTCACATATGTCTATGACCCGCCCCGATATGAGAAGCCCCAAAAATTCGTCGTTTTTTGAGACCGGGGGCATTTTTTTGCACCGCACTTTGCCAAACCAAGGTGCATTTTAGCAGCAGAAAAGCACTAAAAGCTACCATTTTTCGGGGTAATCGGCAGATATTTTGCTCTGAGCCTCTACGGCTGCGTGACAGTCATGGCATAACGGCATGAGCTGTATCTCCTGCTCCCCGGACTGACCCACCACAAACAATGATAGGGCATACTGCGGAAACTTCTTGACCGGTCTGACATGATGTACCATTGTCGCAGGAACAAGAGTGCTTGGTGTCTTCATGTATCGGCACCGATAGCATTCGCCGTGCCAATACTTTATCGCCTTTGCTCTCGCCTTCCGCCACTCGGTTGATATGTAAAACAGATGCACATTGCCGTCCCTTATAAGGGCTTGCAGCCATGACAGGAATTTGGCTGTCACTTATGATCTTCCTCTTCCGCAACATCAGAGTACCGCTGCGCAAATGGCGACGGAAGCCCGCACACCTTATATCCCCGATATAATGTCATAACGCTGCAATTCATGGTGCGTGCTACCGCAATACTTGACTTGCCGTTATACTGCATATTCCACGCCTCCTGTATCTGCTCAGGCGACAGACATAGCGTCCACTTGCTCATTTCACTCTCTCCTCTCCACTTGGTTAAGTCTGTATATCTGATATGGAAATCCCCATATATCCTCACCGTTATACAACTCTGCCAATGTATAGCCTTTCGGGGGCTTGGGGTTGCGCCTCCAGCTTGCGGCCTCTATCCACTCGACCTGCGGCTCGGGACGGACAAGGTTCTTTGACGGCGTGTATCGTCTGCCGCACTTTTGGTGATAGCAGTCGTCTATATCCTCAAAACCATACTCCGAGTGCTCCGCCTTACCCTCTGTCCCGGTAAGAAGATATTTTGCCAGCGGCATATAGTCATTGTTGCCATACAGCGGACGGCCCGGCTTAACAAATCCTGCCGACCACGCATCGCAAAGCACATCATACGGTATCCACTTTGGCAGTATCACGTGATGATGTATTGCCCCCCTCGGACTGATATGTGTTACCCATATGTACCGTAATGTACGGTTACAACCTGATGCCCAGCGCTTAAGCTTACGGAAAAACTTAGCTACAAGTTTTTTACTTGTGCTAATGTCTGGCCGAAGCCCACGCTGATATGTGAGTGTTATATGCCAATCCCCTTTGGCAAAATTTGCACAGATAAGCAGGAAGAGATTAAAAATGCTTTTTTGAAGATTATGCCTTTTGACCTTATCTGCCGTTTCCTTGTTCTTTGCCGCTCTGGCTCTGTGGTTGCCAAACATTCCGCCGCACTTTGATTTAGTGATATACTTATCGCTTCCGATGATCCACGTCTTTTTTAAATATTTCACGCACGAACCTCCTTTGGCGAAAAGATAATACTTTAATCGAGGGCGGCAAAATCCCACATACATATTTTTTGAATGTGGGATACCGCTACAGAATATACTATATATAATGGCAAGGTGTCAGCTTTCCTTCTTTAAATCACCGAGAATGGCTTCCACAAACTTAATAGCCGCTCCCTTGAATTTTTCTTTCTTCTCGGGATCCGATACTTTGCCGAGCGCATTAAGGAACTTCTTGAGGTTGTCCTGTGTTTCGGCAAAATAGAATTTAAACTCGATAAGCTCCGAATCGGCAGGTTTTTCAGCCGACTGCAATTTGCGTTCAAGCTCTTTTATTCGTTCATCAGTGGCTGCCTTGTCCGCTCCCAACGATGCGGACATATCATCAAGCTCCTTTTTATGAGCTTCTTCTATCTCCTTGACCCTGCTTTCAGCCGCTTTCTTTTCTTTCTTAAGCTTCTTAATTGCTTCCTCATATTCAGACTTTGCAGATACCATGTTCTTTTCGGCTTCCTTGGCAGCTTCTTCCCTGATTGACCTCAGAAGTTCCTCGGAAGGCTCCGCAATGACTGTTTCCACAGGTCGGCTTTCAAGCTCCTTCATTTGCTCGTAGTATTCATCACGTTCAGCCTTGAAGCTATTGCAGTCGGCTGTAATTTTATCCTTTTCCGCTGACAAAAGACTTATCTGCTCATTGGCGGCTTTGATTTCAGCTTTCAGTTTTTCCGCTTCCCTTTTGCTAAGGATACTGAGCTCTCCACTGTCATTGAGCTTCTCAAAATCCTCTTCGGGTATATCCCTGAGCACATCAAGCACCTCAATTTTGGCACAATTAAGCTCCGAAAGCCTGTTCCCAAATCGCTCATATACCCTGATATGCTTGCACGCCTGAGAATAGCTGAAGGGGAAATTATGCGCCGATGCGTCCTCCATATATTCTTTGAATGATGTATAGCCTCTTTCCGAATATTTCTTGCCGTCTGCAATGACCTTAAGGGCTTTGCCTATTTCCAGCATAGAGCGTGCCATATCATATGAGCTTGATACGATTGACTGCTCTATCTTTTCAAGGCTCCAGTCCATGCACTCATTAAGCTGTGAGCTGATTGTTATTGCTTCTGCCATTTTCATTACCTCCATTGTCGGCGAGCTTCATTGCCGCTTTTTCGTATTCCTCATCGGTCAGCCTCTTATACACGTGGTCCAGAAACAGCTGATATTCTTTCTCAAACAGCTTGATGCTTTCGGGCTTTTTTATAGTTTGATTATCCTTGTATCCATAACACTGTCTGATATATCCATCTGCCGTAACCTCAATGGTGTACCAGCGTTCTTCGGGCTTCCAGCGTTTGCGGATAAAAAATATATGTGTAATTCCCTTTGCATGTCTTTCGGCGTAAGAAGCGACACAGTGGTCTAGCACCTTGCCTTCGGTTCGGATATCCTGCATACTTTCCGGGAGGATCGTTGTGTACAACAGATTGCTGTACATAAGTCCCGCAAGCTTTTTATCCTGCTCCTTAATCTTTGCATCGTAAGATATATCTTCTTTTCTTTGCTTCTCACTCTCAGCTGCATTAAGCTCGTTTACAAGCCTGTTGTGAAGAGCTGACAGACTTTTGGGAAACCTCAGGACACTCTCCTTGGGATATTTTAGCGTATTCATCATAGTATTACAGTCAAGCCACTCTATGGCATATGTATATCTATTTATCTTACTTCTGCCTGCACATTTGCTTATGTGATTTCGCACCTTGACAAAGGTAGCACCCGTTTTTTCTGTCAGTGCTACTTCCTTTTCTATGAGTTCCATTCCATCTTTGGATATAATTTGCATTCTTTCGTCAAAGGAATTGATGCCTTTTACCTTTTTCAGAAGCATATACGCATAAAGCCTGTCAGAAAATCTCACACTGTCCTCAGCGCTCTTCCAGTAGCGCATCTCCTCAGAATTAAAGTCAAGGGCTTTTTTTATTTCTGTGCATTTCCAGTTTATAAGCTTATCAAAGCGTGATTTTCTGGTCACTGATTCCTCAACAAGCTCTCGGAACCCGCACTTCCACAGCTGTTCCGTAAGCTTCGGGTTTTTGGCAGCAAATTTAAAAAAAAGTATGGGGTTCACACTTCTTGCTGCCTGAAAATATTCATCAAACGGGCAATACTTGAGGAATGTCTTCTCGATTTCCCACTCATTTATGAGTGTATATAAATGACTATACTCGTAAGAATCCTGGGAATTACAGAAGCTTCCAAACACCGGTTCATTTATGCTTTTCATGGTAACAAAACCCTCTGCCCAGGTGAAGCGCTTGGCTTCGGAACCGTGTTCGGAAAAGATATATTTTCGATAGCCTTCTACGTCCACAAAAGGCTCCTCAAGGTCTCTCCAGGATACCTTTACCTTTATGGCATTAATAAAGAGTGCATTATCAATAGCTGTGCATACAGCATAATTGCCCCACGCCGACAGGTTTTTATGGCCTCTGCCCTCAGCCTTGTATTTGACCTTGTGCCCACACATGGGGCACTCACCATATTCGTTATGCTTGAGCTTACCGGGAACATCACTGCCGCCTATTTCAATGCCGTCAGCGTATATGTGCTCTCTGAAAACCTCGCTGCGGCGGCAGGCTGTGCAATAGCACCATGCCGTCTTTCCCTTTTTCTCGTAGAACAGGAACTGCGGAAGAGCGTCACGAACGATTTGTTCCTCGTCCTGCAAGCTGAGCCTTGGAAACTTATTCCAAAGCTCAGCCATTTTTTTACTGTCCTTTTTCATGCTCACACCTCACAGTCCCAGAAGGTCGTCCAGCGACATTGATAGTGCTGTGCTTTCGTGCTTTTCCTGCTTGGGTTCTTCTGATGATGAAGATAGTGAATTATTTCCCTCGGTGTTGATCGTCATTGATAAGGATATGGTGGCGGTGGGAAAGTAAAAGCGCACCGCTTTTTCGATAGCCTCTATATCGGATATAGCTCTCCCTACACCCTTAGCCACGTATTTCATGCAATCAATGAAGCTTCCTCCCTGGACTACAGCCTGAGAAAATTCCTCTGACTGCTTGCAAAAGGTGGTCAATGTTTCATTGACAAAATCCTTCATAATCATGATTTTGCTGTCGCTGACGCTTATTTTCTGTTCGGTGTTCAGCTTTTCTATAGCCTTGCCGCTGTAAATTTCATAGCTCATTTTTACACCTTGACTTTCTTCTGAATATGTGCTATACTCAGACCATAAACATTTTATTTTTCCGCTCCCTCAGGTGTTTTGGCCGCCTGCGGGAGATTTTTTTCTTTATACAGTTTTTCTATCGCCTTGGGTATGCTGATCCGATAGTTGATGATGTCATAAAGCTGCTCATACTGCCAGCCCACTACCAGATCTTTAAGTGATGCGCCATCAGGATTGGGATAATCGGGAAGATGCGTCTTGTAGCAGCTGTAATAAACCTTTTGGAGATATTTCCACAGCTCCCGTTCCCACTTTATCCTTGCGGCATCTCCCATGGGACGATAGATTTTATTTGCATATATGTAGTATTCATACAGCGCACCAAGCACCGTATTTCCGACATTAAGCTGATATCCAAATGTAGCCTTGCCGTCAGTAAATATTCTAAGGTGTCTGTCGCTTTTATCCACGACTGACCTCCCGAACCATAGTAAACAGCGCTGCTACGGAAAGTGCAAGAACGATAACCAGTGAGCGTCCTGTTATAGCGCCGTTTATCACAATATCTGCCACTGTTGCAGCTGACTGCAAAACAGCCATTGCAATACATATTGCCTTTTCATACAGTGCTTTGCCTGATGACCTGTGCCTCTTTTTCAGCTCCTTAAAGTCTCCTCGGGATCGTTTAAGGGTATGCCTGTCCAGCGTGCCGATGTCCTGCTCCAGGTATGCTGTTATGACCGTCTCTGCTTCCTCCGCACCATAGCAGACCGCAACGCAGTGACCGTAACGCTCCAGCATTTCAAGCCATACCGCCTGATTATCCGTCAGCCTGCCGCCCACCTTTTTAAGCTCTATATACAGTCCTATGTACTCGCCGCTTGGTACCGGAAGGCATATATCGGGAACGCCTGAGCGAAGCCCCATCTGCCTGAGCTTGCCGCCTGTAACAGCTGAACGCTTGCCCTCATTGGGTACATGATAAATCGCTTCCAGCTCAGGGTACTTGCTTTGTGCCCATGTACACCACTGCATGAGATGTATCTGCTCCGCTTCCTCGCTTACCGATGCGGATACTATCTTTTTATATTCGTCCGTTGTCATTCTTCTTTTCCCCTTTTTCATCGTATCCCTCCGCCGCAAGCAGAGGCTTGAAGTGGTTTATGATTTTGCTCTCGAACAGCCCAGCTATGTAGATGACCGCCGCCCGTGGATTATCTGTTTGCAGGAGTATTTCGCCGTCCTGCGTTACCATAAAAAGCCCGTTTGCAGGATTGATAAATACGATATTACCAAACTTCTGAGGCTGTATCATATGATCCGCTCCCCAAGATACTTATGCAGCTTCTCAGGACTTTCAGTGATATATGGAAGCGGCACATAGTCATCGGGAGACATATCGTCATCGACAAGGACGACGCCATTGAATACGCATTTGTTATATGTCCGCCAGTCCTCAGGGGTCGCAACTGTCACGTTTTCGTGACCACGGATATGTACTACCATACCGGTCACTGTGTAGCTGTTGCAAAATGTAGGATACTCAGCTCTTATCTGTGCCCTGAGAAATTCCTGCATATCCTTTGCCTGCTTGTCCGTCGGCATGATTATAAGCACTTTTCGGCACTGTGTAAGGAGCAGGAGCACCGCCAGCTCACGCTTTGTCAGCATTTTTCTTACCTCTTTTCCTGTTGAAATACCCATCGTCCGCAGTGTCAATAATGTACTGGGGTGACTGGACGTACAGCCCATACGTCATGCCCAGCTCATCTGCACGGCGACTTACCGCCTCGATGCTTGGGGTCTTGGGCGGCTTTTTCTTCTTTGATGCGGTCATCGGTTCATATTTTGCTTTCCTGCCCATGTCCTGCACCGTCCCTACTCATTGCCCATGCCCTGGCCACCTGCAAGCTGTTCTGCAGCTCTGCCGCCTTGGTCACTGACACCTGTTTGTTTTTACGCTTCTGACGCTCCGAGCGGTCGAGCTCCGCCGCTGTAGGCGCAGACTGATTAAATATATCCACCACTGACGGCGGAAGCTGATATTTGGCACGGGTCTTGATTATCTCATGCAGCTGTGCAGCATATTTCTCACGCTGACCGCCTGTTTTATCGTCAATAACGCCATCGTCCAGCATTTCGTTATACTGAGCCGCCTTATTCTGCACCGACTGCAGGAACGAAAGCAGGCGCTTTTCTCCGAAGCCGTATTCCTCGTGAAGAACGTCCAGAACGGTCAGCAGGTTATCTTCCATTGTCTCGAAAATAGTCCGCCAGTTCTTTTCCCTAAATGCCTTTTCGCTGTTGGCCTTCATATTACCCCGCCCTTCTCGTAAAATTCCATAAGGGTCTCCTTGGATATTCTCCAGCCTGCGTCCGTTTTTAACGCACGTATCTTGCCATTTGCGCACTTCTGGCGGATAGTCTCACAGCATATGCCTAACAGCTTACTGCAAAACGGGATATCCACAAACAGCGGAACCTCGTCCCAGCTGTAGATATACAGCCTTGCCTTTTTCTTGTTCATATTCATGTTCATGCTTGGCCCTCCTTAGTGCGTTACGACCTCGAAACCCTTAACAGGCGACACAAACCTGTAAATGATTACCTGGCACTCGCCGTCGGTATCTTCTGCGTGCTCCTCTGCCGCTGCTCTGGCTTCCTTTTCTGTGTCAAATACGCCTACGACATCATCAAATCCGTCGTATGTATCAATTACCTTATACATTGTCTTACCTCCCGAATGTGTGTCCGCTGCGGCCCATTGCTCCCAGCATTATCAGCTGCGCCTCGACCCTTGCCTTCTGTGAGTCATTGGGAAACTTCTTTCTGGCCGCTTTTAAGGCTTTGCGCTCCTGCTGCATCTGCTCGACGGCAGAAAGGCAGGTGCGCTTATTCTGGGTCCCCGATGTATGCTTGCGTCTGCTCATTTGATTTCCTCCTTGCTGTTGACATCTCAGTTGCCCAAGATGTATAATTTGACTAATGAATTACCGAAAAGGCACATTTTCTGTAGTTCAGACCCTCTTACGGAAAGGGGGTGTTTGCTTTCTTCTTTTTTGATAGCGATATTCTCATGCGAATTGAAACCCTGCATGAAGAAAGAATGTCTATTCCTCGTTCAACACACCTGCAAATCCAAAAAGCTGTGCTGAATGCGGCAACACCGGACATTTAACGCTTATCCGCTCCCGTGGTGTGCCCTGCGGGGGCTTTGCTTTTGCCTTGACATCTGCCGCTTACTGCGGTATGATGTTTTCAATGAGCTTGCGTTCAAGGCACATTGCCGCAGGCTCAGACCCTCTTACGGAAAGGGGGTGTTTGCTTTCTTCTTTTTCTTTTTTGACTTTGATACCGTTGATCGCTGTGAATTTGATTGGCGTATCTCTGAACGCATCGATGATATGCACGAGGATCTCTCACGCTTCCGAATGCCATCTAACGATGCCATAAGAAAAGATATTTACCGTTCTGCTACCTGTGGCAGTGTCCCCTCTAAAAACACTGCTTATGGCTTTGTCGATTAAACGGTTATCCGCTCCCGTGGTGTGCCCTGCGGGGGCTTTACTTTTCTGTTTTCTCTTCCGATACCTTGATAAGGTCGTCGCTGTTAAAGGAAACAAATTCGCCGCTCATGCTTCTCAGCTCTTTTACAAGCCTGTCAAGCTCCTGCGCCTTCTCATTGATCTCCTGCACCTTTGCAAGCATTCCTTCACTGTCTATCTTTACTTTAAGATTTGCTATTGCCATTGATTCCACCTCCTTTCAATCAAGAATTACGCTTCGGGCAATACGTGTAGACTTTTAGTCTACACAGTGAGCAAAAAAAATCCGCTCCCTTTCTGAATCAGATAACGACAGAATAGCTGAAAGCTTGCTTATCTCGCTTGCCTTAAATTCAGAATCATTGTTAAGCTTCTTGTAAAAGCCAGCCCGTGTTATTCCAAGCTTTTTTGCAACTGCTGAAATCGTCAGCCCTACTGCCTTGATTTTTGTTTCGAGAAGATAAGTATTTGTCATATGTTCACCTCTTTCTGTAGATGTTCTGTCTACATTTGTTATCATACCACTATGTAGACGATGTGTCAACATATTTTTTCATTTTCTCCTTTTTGTACAAAAAGTACCCTCTATTTTTGTAGACGTTTAGTGTGTGTCGTCTGTATATTTTTGTTGACATAATGCCGTCAAGATGCTATAATACAGTAAAAGGAGCTGATAAACATGACAATCGGCGAACGTATAAAAGAATTACGGACGTCTTTAGGCATGACACAAGATGAGCTTGCTAAGCTTACCGGATACAAGTCACGTTCTTCTATCCAGAAAATTGAATGTGGTGAAAGGGATATTACACAATCTGCTATAGTTTCATTCGCAAGAGCATTAAAGGTTACGCCCAGTGTAATAATGGGCTGGGAGGATACCGAACTCGGTCATACTTCTGAAAACCTGTTTGAAAAATATCCAAACATTATGCCTATACCCGAAATGCGCAAGGTTCCTCTTGTGGGTGCGGTAGCCTGCGGAGAACCCATATACCGTGAGGAAGATGAATGGATATCACTTCCTACAGATATAAAGGCAGATTTCTGCCTGCGCTGCGAGGGCGACAGCATGATAAATGCGGGCATAAACGATGGTGATATAGTATTTATCAGAGCTTGCCCAGAAGTGGAAAATGGTCAGATAGCTGCGGTATCCATAGATAACGAGGTCACATTGAAGCGGGTGTACTACTATCCCGAAAAGAATAAGCTTATCTTGAACCCCGAAAACCCCGCATATGAACCGTTTGTTTACGTGAACGAGGAACTGAATGATATTCGGATACTCGGCAGGGCAGTTATTTTATTGAGCGAGATAAGATGATTTGACAATAATAGTTGTTTTTCAAAATAAAGATATTGTTTTTGTCAATTACAGTTGACTTTTTTATGTAAATAGGTATAATTATATATACAGTGTTACCCTTTTACGTAACACTAATTTATATTTATGTTAAAAAGAGGTGGATACAATGAACACTACAACAATTATCGTTCTTGTGCTTCTGGCGATCATTCAAATCATTCTCATTCTGTCTGTAGTACATATTTCTGCTAAGACCGATGAGATGAGCAGCACACTCAAGGAAATAAACGAAAAGCTCGGAAAGATCATGTACAACACAGGCAAAAAGGACTAACAATGTCCCATCTTAGCCCCGTTCGGCAAATAATGCTGAACGGGGAAAAACTATATTAGCCAAATAATACATAGGACGTGATATTATGGCAAAGTGCAGTAAATGCGGACGAAAAGGACTCTTTTTCAAGGTCAATTCAGAGGGGCTTTGCACTGATTGTGCGGCATTAAAGGTTATCGAAAGCGAAAGGCAAGAGCTTGAAAATAAGATTATATCTGAGAAAGATGAATTATCAAAAATCCAAGAAAAATCCCAGACAGAAAAAGCAGAATTAAAAAGATTGGAAGATGACCGCCAAGGTATTTATGAAGATATAAAAAATCGGGCTCAGGAGGCAGCTATAGCGAATGTAAAAAATCAGATAAACGAGCTTGAGAAAGAACGCAGCTCCAAAAGCGACGAGGTACAAAAGCTTAATGCTGACATAGCTAAACTTACATCTGATAGTAATTCTATGACAAAAAAATACTATAAGATGAAGACTCTGTTTGAAAGTTATCAGGCTGCTAATAAAAAGTACGTAAAAGACGGAGAAGATTATCTTGATGAAAGTGTTATAAAAGGGCTTTCGCCAACAGTTGAAATAGACTTGCAGTGTATGGGCATTAAGCAGCTCAGAAGTCTTTACAACCAGAATAAGAAGCTTATACAAGACTGTCTTAAACGTTATGAGGACAGATATACCACAAAAGCAAACGCTGCTCTTTATAAGCTTATGGTAATAGCGCTTGAGGCAGAGCTTCAAAATATTCTTTACTGTATAAGCTTCGGAAAACTTGAAACCTCTATCGACAGCGTTAAAGCTATGAGCGCCAAATACCTTGCCATTGCCTCAGATGGCAATCAGAACATTGCACCTACTATAAGAAAATTTGTTAATGAAATAGAAGTCTTGTTCATTGAAGCAGTAAAAATAGAATACGAGTATTATGTTCAAAAGGAGCGTATCAAGGAAGAGCAGCGGGCACTTCGTGAACAAATGCGTCAGGAAGCAGAAGAACGAAAGGCTCTTGAGCAGGAGCGCAAGCGCATTGAAAAAGAAGAGCAAAAATATCGCAACGAGATTGATAATATCAGGGAGCAGCTGCAAAGTGCTGATCCGGACAAGGCGCTGCTGCTTAATGAAAGAATTGCGGAACTTGAAGGACAAATCGAACAGATTGAGGATAAACGTGAACAAATCGCTTCGCTCGAAAACGGCAAGGCTGGTTATGTTTACATAATAAGTAATATTGGTTCCTTTGGAGATGACGTTTATAAAATTGGTATGACTCGGCGAATGGAGCCAATGGAAAGAGTTAATGAGCTCGGAAGCGCCAGCGTTCCTTTCCCCTTTGATGTTCACGGATTGATTTTTTCAGATGATGCTGTAAGCCTTGAACATGAATTGCATACTATTTTTAACAATAAAAGAGTAAACAAGGTTAACCTGCGCAAAGAGTTTTTCAAAGTTTCTCTTGATGATATCGAAAAAATCGTTGATGAACGGTGCCCAACAGCTGAATTTAAACGTACAGCTTTAGCGGAGCAATATAGACAAAGTCTCACTATGGCAGAAGCCGCTATGGAACTTGATAGTGATGAATTATCAGAAGTAGTATAAAGCTATGCCACTGAACCATACGGAACGGGGGAAACGGAATTGCAGTCAACTGCAAAAGGAGGGTAAAAAATGGCACGAGCCAAGAACACCAAGCGCTCCGACGGACGATTGCAGTCAAAAGTCTATCTCGGAGACGGCAAATATAAATACGTATATGCTGACACACAGCGTGAGCTTGACCGCAAGGTACAGGAGGTCAAGCTAAAAATCGGCAAGGGCATTGATGTTTCAGCGGAACGGGACACCTTCGGGGAGTGGGCTGAGCGCTGGTTGCGCAAGAAAAAAGGAAAGATTTCCGAGGGAAGATATCAGACATATGCAATTAGGGTAAAAAAGATGGACGATATCAGCAATATTCCGATTTCGGAACTGTCTGTATCTGACTGTCAGGATATCATTGATAAATATACCGCCGATGGGGCAGCTCATAAGACGCTAAAGGAATATAAGTCAGTAATGTCTCAGATTTGCCAATATGCTATTGTAAATCGTGTAATGGACTTTAACCCTGTTCAGGGCATCGAACTGCCCCCTGAATATATTCACGATGAGGATAAGGAACCACGAAGAGCATTGACTGAGGAAGAGCAAAAGTGGATAATTGCCCCGACAAATCATCGGGCACATACGGCTGCAATGATAATGCTGTTTGCAGGTCTCCGGCGTGGTGAGCTTCTTGCCCTGAACTGGACCGATATCAATATCTCCAAGCGCACGATCACCGTAAACAAAGCAGTGGCAATGGAAAAGGATATTCCCAGAATAAAGCCGTGCACAAAAACTAAGTCAGGTATGCGCACTGTGAATATTCCGCCTATACTTGCAGAATACCTTAGGAATCAGCGGAGCAAAGCAAAGACAATGCTTGTCTGTCCGAACACAAAAGGCAGTCTTATGTCTGGCAGCTCCTGGCGTAAACTGTGGAACAGTTATCTTAAAGAATTGAATTTCAGATTTGGAGACTTTGACGGCATATTGATAACTGACAGCAAGGGCAGTCTTAAGGAATTTAAGAAGCCCCAAAGTCTGAATGCGCCTGAAAAAATTCCGATGGTCATTCCGCAGATAACAGCACATTGGCTGAGACATACATTTATTACAAATATGTACCTTGCAGGCGTTGATGTTATGACTGCCAAGGAACAGGCAGGACACGCAGATATTACAACAACAATGGAGATATATACTCATTTGAACGCCGAGCATAAAGAAGAGCAGATGGACAAGCTGAATGATTATTATAACAGGCTATGGGTGTCAGATGGGTGTCAAAAGTGTAATTGA